AACTTGCAATGTTAAATTTGTTGAACCAGAGCTTTTTTGTAATTGAAGTATGTAAGCTCTTGCAGTTCCTAAATTTTTAAACCAACAAGATATAGTAAAATTAGTTCCTGTTCCTAAATTATTTGATTGTCCTGCTTGAATGGATGTATTTGAACCATTAAACGATGTTGAGCCTTCTGATGGGAACTTTAGCGTGTCTGACTTATTAGGTTTAAAGTCGAGATATAGTTTAAGGTTGTCCTTAACAAAGGTTAAAAGGGATGCACCACCCTTAACTAGTGATGAGCCTAATCCTAAAGCCATGTTAACCTAGGTAAGCTACTACTGAACCGCTAGATAATTGAAATCCAGACCATCTACCAAATATAGTAAGTCCTTGTGGAAATGTAACACTTGCTACACTATCACCATTATTATTGGTACTTCCTATATATCTGTTAGTGCCTGACTCTGGGGTTAGAGATGTAAACACAGCATCTTCTAAAAATTGTATAGCAAGTATTTTCTTACCTGATACCTCAGATTGTCCTGTTTCTAATAAAGAACCAACCTGACCTAATGCTACATTACCACTCTCTACTACATTGTATTTATTTATTGCCATCTTGTTTGCTCCTGTTCTATGCCTTACCGAGCTTGACAATTCTCATGGGCATATCTTGGTTTAATTTAATAAAGTTTTTTTAAAAGTCCACACTATTTATAGTCCTAAATGTCCCTAATCTACCCCTATATGCGTACTTTCTACCGTTCTTGACATCATCCTCAAACTTACCATTAAAGTACTGAGCAAGTTGAAGTGTGTCTTTATTTCTTTCATATCCTAATGCTATAGCTTTATTTACTAATGCATCATGAAATTGTGCAGGGAAATTAGGTTCTTGGTCTCCCCATGTTGAATTTGCACTAGGCAAATCAAAATGGTCTTCTTTTAGATTAAAAAATAATCTTAATTCTTGTCCAGCTATTGTAGAATCAGGTGAAGCTACTTTTTCTTCATCTGCCTTTGATTCATCGTAATAACCAAGTAAAATAGAATCATCTTCTATCCACCATACCCATTCTGAAATTCTTGTACTCATTATGTTAAATCTCTAGTTATTGGTCTACCTGTAAATCTTTTTATTGTCTTACCATTTAGGTCAACATTCTTTATTTCCATAATAGCATCTTTATTCCCTGAAACATTAAGTGAATATCTCCTTTGTCCATCTACTACTGTATAAGTGTGGCTATCTTCTGATAATCTAGTTCTAGAACTATATTCATCTTGAGCTCTATTTATCATCTTAACAATCTCTTGACCACCCATTTGAGGATGATGCTGTTGTACTAATTCTACCATCTCTTTTAGTTTCATGTTCCAACTCCTAATCTACCTATATCAGTTTGAACTGGTGCACTAGAATAACTTTGATAGGTTTCATTTATTTCTTGTTTTATAAGTGCTAATTGATTCTGCATCCATTGATAATCAGAATTAAACTTACCTGCTACTGCAGATGCTCTTTGTATTTCTTGACTAGCTGTACTAAGTGTAGAAGATATCATCTCAGGGTCTTCTTCTTTTAACCAGTATTCCACATCTTCAGTACCAGCAGTAAGCCCACTAGCATCATCTACTAGAGCTTTTGCTTTATTTATAGCATCATTATATTCAGTATACATAGTATCTCTTAATGAACCAAGTCTTTGAAGAAGTACATTATAACTTGCTATTCTAACTATTTGAGGGTGATATAAGCTAGGCATATTAGCAATAGTCTCACTATTATCATTTATAGCACCGGGCACTACTCTAGTAATAGTAGCACTCTTATCGTTATCACCATCTGGTTCTGGATATATTCTAAGATTACTTCCATCAAATATATAAACAGGTGTTAAATCATCAGCGTAATAAATACTATCTATATCTTGAACTTGAGATTCATATTTTATATCTACCCTAGTAGCATTATATACTTTAGTAGCATTAAAATTTCTAGTTACATTAAGAATAATACTATTTTTATCAATACTATATTCATCATTACTATCAACAGAAAAATCATTAGCCATTGAATATAATAAGTCAGGGTTTATTTGAGATATCTTTTGTATAAACTCTGCTGTAGCATTCTCTAATGCTTGAGCTATAGTAGTAGCATCATTAGAGCTAGCACTACCTGTTAATTGTCCTATTTGTGCAGTAAAACTCATTAATACATTCTACCCGGAGAACCACCAGTAAATCTATATGGAGTTGTTTCTACCTCATCAGCTACAAGACCTCTTTCTTGCATCATTTGATTAAATGCATTTGTTGTTTTAGGCCCTAGTATTGCATCAACTTCACCTTCGTAGTAACCTTCATCTTTCATAAGTTGTTGTAAAGAACCTAAATCTTCTTGCGATACATCTTGTATATTTAAACCTTTTTTTAACATACTCATAGCTTCTTGAGGGTTATATGCAACTCTTTCTTCTTTATTAAATAATCCTTTTTTCTTTGCTGGAAGTTCAGTATTAAAAGTACCACCACCTGCTTCTGTAAAAGCATCAGGTTCTTTATTGCCTGCAAGCATAGTTCTCAATCTACTACCAGCTTGACCGATACCACCTAATAAATTACTAAGATAAGGTTTATCAAACCCTGCTTTTTCACCTAAAAAGGGTTTATCAAGACCGGGTTTTTTACCTAAAAATGGTTTGTCTATACCTTTTTTCTTACCCATAATAAATCTATCAGGGCCTTCAGGACTAGCTCTAAATAAACCTTCATCATCATAAAGTCTATCTTTTATACCTTTACCAACAGCTACTGCTCCTCTACCTAATAAACCACCTAATGCTTCACCAACAGTACTATCTACTAATGGTTCACCATAAGCATTCATTCTTCCTCCGCCACCAAATATTGCCATTACTTCTTTCCTTTTTTAGTTTTAGGTTTTATAGGTTTTCTTCTAGAGTTATTATTAACCTTTTCTGAACCTGATTGAAATTTACCACCTACGCTATTAGAAGTTATCATTATTTACCTCTTTTATTGTAAACACCTCTAGTTACAACTGGTTTTTCAACCTTTGGAACTTCTTTAACCTCTACTACTTCTTTTTTCTTTTTAGCTTTTACTTTTTTTACTTTAGACATTGTATATCCTTGTTTGTATTCAAGGCCCCAATAAAGGGGCCCTGAATAGGTTGCTATTATTATGAGAACTTAAGAATAGTATGTGTCTCAGGCAAAGATATTTCTAAACCAGCTTCGGTTAAGACAATGTCTTTTCTTCCGTCAACATTATTATTCTGTACATTCGTAATAATATGAGTATCACGATTAACACCGTTACCTGCTAAAGGCCTGTATGCAACATTAGCTAAGTCAACCATAATTGCGTAATCTTCATACATGTTTCTGAACAAAGGCTCAGCAACAAGATTTAAATTACCATAGATTGTATTAACTACTGACACATTATGACCAAAAGCACCTTTTACATTCTGTACATCTAAGCTGTAACCATTAGAACCACCCTGAGTAGTTGCTGTATGGCCAAGAGCTACTGTGTTACCTAAGAATGATTCTCCACCTAACTTGTTAAAGTAAGAGATAATCTTTCTTGAAGCAAGTACAAGCTTGTTTCCGCTGTTTCCTGATTCAGGAGCGAAAACATCTTCCATTGCTTCTAGAAAATCATCATAGGTTGAGCTTGCATATGCAAAAGACTTAATCTTTCCATACTTCTCAGTGTAAGGTACAATACCCCAAGAGCGTCTTACAGGCCCACCAACTGATGAATCATCAGAACCAACACCAAAAAGCATTGCATGCTCGATGTCCATCTTATGTTCCATTAACTTAGTTTGCCATACTCTCTTGTATTCATCAGCTTTACCTCTGTAGCGAGTAGCCATTGCTGTACCAGAGAACATTGGAATAGCAGTTTTAAAAATCTGCACATATCCTTCTCTGTCGTACATTTCGTCTTTCCAACCTTCTGGGTCGTCAGAACCTTCTGCAAACGCACTACCAATTACTTGACCCTTACCTCTATTAGGAGCTGTTCCATTAAACTTAAGGGTACTAGTATTAGCAGTTATATCACTAGCTGTAATCTCACTTCCATCAGATTCTTTAGATATATGAAGTATAGTACCTTCAATGCTCTTACCAGCGGCTCCAGAAGATACTGGGTTAGCACCGATTTGTATTTTTACTTTTACTGCAATAGCGGCAACTGCACCAGCACCATCCTTATCTAACTCAGCTTGAACATCAATAATCTGTTCATTGAGTAAAAATTCAGGTTCTGTGTCTGCCGATACTTCTCTGCCATACTTATCATACTTAACTGTTAACTTAAGAGGGTTAGCAGCTGTTGGTTTCCAAGCCGCATAGGCCTCTGCAACTGTATCATCACTAGCACCAAGTGCTTTTGATTCATCAGCTTCAACCTCAAAGTTACGCCTCTGCCATTGATAACGCTGTTCTAAGAATTTGAACACAGGGTCATCGGTAGGCTTCTTTGCAACTTTTGAGAGGTATGTAAAGAATGGACTTTGCTCTGGAGCGAGTTCTGCAACTCTTTCTCCAAAGTTAAACATGCGTCTACTATCATTAATAGAAGACGACTGCATGCTTCCACCAGTAGATATACTGTATTTGTCAGCCATTTTTAACTCCGTTTATGTTATTCCTTATTTCCAAGGATTTTTACTTTCATAATCACTAATCAGGTCATCCATAATTAAATCGCTGGCACTTTTTCCAGTTTGTTGCATATTTGCACTACTCTGGACTCCCATAGGTGCCGGAACTGATTGTGCTCTCTGAACTTGGTTGAACTGGGGTGAAGGCTGTGCAACTGGTTGCTCAGGTACTTTACCTTTATCCATTTGATATAAACGCCATAGGTTCTCAATATTTAATGATTCAGGGTCGCTCATCTTTTGTATAAAGTCATTGACCTCATCGTCATTTGCATTGTATTGAGACTTTAATTGCTGAGATATATTACTAACCTGTTCTTGATTGCGTTGCTCTGCTTCAAAAGCATCTTTTTGTCTTTTCTGCTCTTCTATCAAAGCTTCACGCTCAATGTTTATCAAGTTAGATTCATACTCTAGTTTATCTGCATTATAGATATCCATTTCATCTCTATAAGAATCTATAGCATCTAAGTACTGTGCAGATGCACTATTTGGGTCATCAATAGCTTCTGCTCTATTAAAACCTGCGGGTTTATTTGGTCTCTGTGGTGCATCACGAAAAGGTTCAATTTCAGGTTCTGAAGATATCTCTTCAGGCTGAGATTCAGCTGGTTTCTGAATAGTCTGCTGTAGAATCTCTACAGTCTTTTTTAACTGTTCATTTTCATTCTTGGCTTTATCTGCTTCAGACTGCCAATACTGGTATCGAACTTCTTCGTTATCTTGTGGAGTTTCATAATTTACCTCAGGTGTAGTTTCTACTGCTTCTTCCTGTACAGGTTCTTCAGTTTGTCCAAATCCCGGTGTAAATATATCATCTACACTATTTTCCATGCCAACAACAGAATCCACCAAATTCTCTTCTGTTACTTGACCTTGTTGATTTTCTTGAGCCATGTCAATTTCCTCAATGTGAGAGCTCTAACTAGTAATAGAGGTATCTCGGGTTTAGCCAGCTTCTTTTCTTGTCCTCCTAAGTTCAGAAGCCATTTCACTAGTAGCGTCATCAAGGCGTCTTTCATATAAGGTACCTGCGGACTGAGCCCGGTTAGATATCTTATCAAGACCTGCCTTAAATTTTTCAACTTCAACTCTTTGCTTAAGATTGACATTTTCCCTATCTCTAGTTTGCATGTCTCCACCCATTTTCTTAAGTTGTTCTTGAGCTTGTTGTAATTGTCTAGAGAGTTGTTCAATAGTATCTGTTCTCTGTAATACTCCTTCGACATCAAATATTTCTGTTTTCTTCAACACTTCCTCTTTATCTATTAATCCATTACGATATGCATCCATATATAATTCTAATTGTGCATATCTATTTGTTGGTAATGTAGAGCCAGTAACAACAACAACATCATAAGTACCTAGACCTATATCGTTGTATTTTTGTACTGTTTGAGTAAAGTCATCGTAAAAACTTCTATTAATCAAATATTCGCTGGTCATATTGTTAGGTTGCACCAGACGGATAACTTTTTCTTCTTGGTACAGTTGTTGCATAAGTGGGATTGCAACTTGACATACCCGACTCAGACCAGCTTCTATGTCCATTAACTTTGATTTTATCTTTCTTTGACCGAAGTCATCAATAGATACTGTGGCTTTATAAGTGTGAGGGGCGGCTTGAGAATTACCCATCATTAACTCATAAAGACCAAGTTGATGGTCAATATCTGATTTAGCAGTTTGTTCGTTTTGATAAAGTTCATTTGGTAATGGTAAAGGCTGAACTGGTTGAGGTGCACCTTGGTCAAAGTCTACCTCAATAGCAACACCCGGTTGTGACCATTTTTGTTCAAACTCTCTCATATCAACAGAACCTGCTGGAACTAAAATCTTTACATTTGTACTAGTAGTAGCATGAGCTATAATAAGTGAGCGTGTTTTATTGATATACTCCTGCATATCCTTGCACATTCTAACATCTGATAGTGGATATGGTGTTCTTGTATGGATATTCATAAAAGGTACAATAGGATATTTATCCGTGGGAAGAACTCTTTTGTATAACAACTGGTCTCCCATTACTACAACTTGACACACTCTACAGGTTTGTATTTCTACTACCTTAATTAATCCTTCTTCTATAAACTGAGACATAGTAGTTACTTCTAATGAAGGTGGCTCTGGAAGTTGTTCAGGGTCTATTCCTTGCATTTGAGCTTGTTGTAACATTTCTTGGTAAGATTGTTGTAATCTTTCCATAGTCATTCTAGCTACATCTTCTCTAACTATTGGTCTACCCTCTATAATATATGCTTGTCTATTTGCATATTCTTCGTATTCATCATTGTCAAATACATGCTCTACACCAGTAAAAGTTTCATGAACTCTATATCTATTAACCATTTCTTTATAATAGCGTTCATATCCTCTTACATACTCATCAGACTGACCCAATGCAGAATCAGTCATAGTTTCTATATCTTCAGGGAATATTGCTTTACCATCATGCTCTCTTCCCGTACTAGGTCTATCTGATGACCTGTCCGAGGTAGCATTTTTAATTTTTGTTTCATATTGAGGATACATTCTTCTGGCTTGGTCTTTTGTAAACATTCTAGATACAATCATATTCTCTGCATCATCACCAAACCTATCTCTTGAATTAGGGTCTATGTATAAATCAAGAGGGTCAATATCCTTTATAACTACATCACCTTTTGCATTATCACGCATTGGGTCTTGATAAACCATCATTACACCCATACCACAAGTGTAGTAATCATCTACTACATTACGAAGTACAGTAACACCATCTGATATTTCCCACATATAAGCGAGTAATGCATTCATAAGCTGTGCTAGCTTATTGTCACTATCTTCTCTTGGTGATACTCTGAATTGAGGTCTATTAGCAGTAAGAAGAGCTTTTGCCATTTCTACTGCTGGATGTAGTCTATTAACAACAATAGGAGCTTGTCCACGCTCTCTAAGTACTCTAGCTTGTTCTTTAGTCCATTGTTGTCCTAAACGAAACTCCCTGTCTTCTTGAGCCTGTATAGCCCATTTTTCTCTATTATTGGAGTAATCGTTAAATAAGTTTTGAGTCTCTTCTACAAGATTCTCTTTTTTATAGTTCTCAGCCATAAGTTATCCTAACGCAAAATATACTATCTACATAGTTAGCCAGTCAAGCACTTTTTTTCCTAATCTATCTGATGTGTCAACCTCTTGATATTCTTTGCGTCTACTCGGTCTAGCACCATCTAATGCTGTCCACACTGCATCCATAACATCATCATGCTTACCTCTGGGGTAAGATAAGAACTCAGCCTGTGCTTCTATATCTTGAGGTCTAAAGAAGAATTGACCTTTTGCAAGTATCGGGACTAGTGAAAGTAATCGCTCTGATTTTCTATTTCTGGGTTTAACGCCTTTCTCCAGTCCCGGTATGAATATACCCTCCTCTTGCATCTGCTTTCTTACAGAAGACCTTAATGCCTCCTGATACGCAACAGTTTCAATCTTCATTCTTTTGGGTTTGTATTTCTTATATTGTTTTATAATAGCATCGGGCTGTTCTGCTGGGTCTAACTTTGTTCTGACTATATTGATAATATATATATTACCATTATTATCTAAACCAACTGTAGCTATAACAAAAAAGTCAGCTCTTGCTGATAAACTAGATGCAGGGTCTACACCTGAGTATACTGCAACAGGTACTATCTCTTCTTTATCATCGGGTAATTTCTTAACAAGTATATTCTGTCCTTCTCGTATTTCATAGTCATAATGGTGTATTTTAATATAATCAGGTTTAAATGGGCTATCTTCAGGAGACTGTGCTATATTCATATACTCCTGATAAAATCCATTAAGATTACCTACACTAGCAAATTCATCTTTGATTTGTAATATACGCTCTTTAGGGAAACGCTCAGGCCATATACTCACCTCATCATCATTCCAAATACTATACCACAGAACATCCCATGCAGGTGATTCTTTAGCCCAGCATAAGAAACAATCTTCTGATATAACTGTGCCAATCATCGCTATTCTACCATCATCACTTAATGATGGTATAACAGCTTCGGTTATCCACTTCCTATTCTTAGCCCTAGCTTCTGGAGTATATGCATTCAGCTCTGATTCGAAATCATCAATAATGATAAGATTAGGTCTTGTATCACCTTCAATAAACCCTCTGACTCTTTGACCAGTTCCCACAGCAATAATACGAGCACCATTTGCAAGAACAATATCATTATTAGTCCACCTCTTAGCAGTGCCGGGGCCCATATCTCCAAAGTTTTCT